CGAGGGAGTTCTCGGCCTCTCAGGCACCGCGTATCGGTAAGCTGGGATCGGCCGCATCCTTTAAGTCGGACGCGACTCTTCAGATTCTCACGAGCCACAAGAACGTCAATCTAAACGTATTCTTTCGTGACTGCTTTCCAGTGTCGCTCGATGGGCTGTCGTTTGACAGTACGCAGGAATCAGTAAACTACCTCGAGTGCAGGGCGAGCTTCAGGTACCGAAGATTCGACATCGAACGCGTATAGACTATTGACAACTCCTAATTTTTTTATTATACTGATATAGTCGACAGCGGCGTTTGCGTCTGGAGCGATAGGTTATGAAAGTCGAACAGATACTCGATATGTACACAAATGACTCAAAGATGAGTGATGATATTGAAACTGAGTCGCGACTAGTCTCAAATCTCCACAGTAAGTACTTAAGAATCCTAAGCGAGGAACGTTCCAAAAAGCGCGGCTTAGAGATCGAGCGCAAAAAGCTGGCAAGTATTCTGCGACAATACTATTCCGGCGGTGCAACCGCCGAGATGCTCGCCGCGTTAAATAAAGAGCAGTACAGGGGTCCCAAGGTTCTTCGTCAAGATATGGACGACGTCATCGAGCAGGACTCCGACATGATTGTAATCGACACTAAGATTCTAATGTATAGGGAACGTGAAGAAGTCTTGCTAGAAATTGTAAAGGGCATAAACAATAGGAGCTATCTGATTAGAAATACTATGGAGTGGCTGAAATTCATAGGCGGCAAGTGATACGAATAGAAAAGATAGACGAGAACTATGCTAGGTGCTTTTGCGACGACTCAGTCGCCATGGAGCTGCAAGAACACTTTACGTTCGAAGTTCCTAGCGCTAAGTTCAACCCACGCTTTAAGAGCGGGATGTGGGACGGCAAGATCCGCCTATTCAACCCACGTGATAGAAAGATATACACCGGCCTCGTCGATCGCGTTCGTGAGTTTGCTTCTGATAGAGACTATGCCGTAGAAGCACTCGGTCTAGAGACTGAGGCACTGTCACTGACAGAAGCTGAAAATTTTACTAAGACTCTCGATCTGCCGATAGAGCCCAGGGACTACCAGGTGAGAGCCCTAGCTCTAGCCATTCGGAATCGCCGCTGCGTTCTCGTGTCACCGACTGCCTCGGGAAAGTCTCTCATCGCGTATATGATCGCTCGATGGTACGAAGAAAAGACGCTCATAGTCGTACCTACGAAGTCTCTCGTCAATCAGATGATCGGTGACTTCGAGTCCTACGGATACAAGGGTCTAGTCCATGGCATCATGGGCGGGATCGAGAAGGACACCGAGGCCGACTTCATCGTCTCGACTTGGCAGTCGATATACGAGATGCCTAGAGAGTGGTTCGAGCAGTTTCGAGTAGTGATCGGAGACGAGGCTCACGGATTCAAGGCAAAGAGCCTCATCTCGATAATGACGAGCATGCCGCACGTATCTCATAGGATCGGTATGACCGGTACTCTAGATGGAGCTGAAGTCAATCAGTTCGTTCTAGAGGGTCTTTTTGGACGAGTCGAGAGAGTCACTGACACTGCGACTCTGATAGACCGAGGTGATATAGCCGCGGTTCGAATAAAGATACTGCTTCTCAAGCACCCAGTCGAAGAAGCTAAGCGCTTGGCGGGCTGCGAGTACAACGAGGAGATAGACTATCTCATATCATCTCAACCTAGGAATAGATTCATCACGAATCTAGCGACGTCGCTCAAGGGCAACGTCTTAATTCTATTCACGAGAGTCGAGGGTCACGGGCGAATTCTTCACAGCATGATGACTGAGATTGTTGGAGACAAGAGGTGCGTATTTGTCTCAGGAACCACCGACGTAGAAGATCGCGAGTACGTGCGCGCGCTTGCAGAAAAGACTAACGACACAATCATCGTTGCTAGCTACGGTACCTTTAGTACGGGGATAAATATAAGGAACCTACACAATGTGATATTTGCGAGTCCGTCGAAGAGTAGAGTGAGAACATTGCAGTCCATAGGTAGGGGACTGCGAAATGCAGAGGGTAAATCATGGTGCAAACTATTCGACATAGCCGACGAATTGTCCGTCGGAAGAAAGCGCAACTACACTCTGAACCACCTAGTGGAGAGAGTAAAAATGTACAGCGAGGAGAGGTTTCCATTCGAGACTCACGAGATCCTGCTAAGGAGCCGGTAGTCTTTCTTAAGCTGAGTAACGGCGCCGATTTGGTATGTCGCTTTCTCGACGAAGACGAGGATACAATCTACATTACTGAGATCTTTCAATTTATGTATGCGATCAACAGACCGCCGCATAGCGCCGGCGTGAGGATATCCACCTCAGTCTCGAGGTGGATTCCAATAGATGAAATGTTCTTTACTCCGATCTCGATCTCTAAGCATCATGTTCTAGCAATGACTATAGCTCCCAACAGCCTGGCTGAGCATTACGTTAAATTCGTGAGTGGAGCGTCTCAGAAAGTCGATGTCGACGATACTGATTCAGTATCAATCGATCAATTAGTAAAAAATGTTACCGTGCATTAGGTAGTATACTACCGTTGTGTCAGTGACAATTATATAGGGATTTTTTATTATGTCAATAAGAAAAAATTCAGTTAATTCCAACGAGACATCCTGGTCGAGTCATCGAAAAAGGAATGACTACGTCAGCAACGCCGAGCTTCTATCGGCTCTTCTAGAGCATGGGCGCAACGTTAAAGAGGCTACTGCGAGAAAAGCTGAAAAGCCTAGAGTACCAACCTACGTAGCTGAGTGCATCATTAAGATCGCTACTCGGTTAGCATATCGGCCTAATTTTAAGAACTATACATTCCGAGATGAGATGATCTCTGACGGTATCGAGAACGCTTTTACCGCGGTCAAAACCTTTGATCCAGCCAAATCTCAGAATCCATTCGCGTACTTTACTCAAATCATCTGGTGGGCGTTTGTCCGACGCATTCATACCGAGAAGAAGTATCTGTATACTAAGTATGCGGCTTCTCGCCAAGCCGAGCTCCTCGACATGATGAGCGATTCTCAAGTCGGCGACGAAGAGCGTTACGGTGGAACTCTAGCATACGGAGAGTGGTCTCAGGAGCAGATGAATAAATTCATGGAAGATTTTGAGCAGAGGCTTAGAGATAAGAAGAAAGAAAGGATTGACAAACCTAAGAAGTCGGTATAGTATAATCGAATGGCAAAAATCGCACTTATAACCGATACACACTTTGGTTTCAAGAACGATAGTTTTCAATTCTTAGAGTACTTCGATAAGTTCTATGAGCGAGTATTCTTTCCTAAGTTGGCTAAAGCGGGAGTTGACGGCATCTGCCACCTCGGCGATATCGTCGATCGCCGAAAGTATATAAACTACGTCACGCTCAACAAGTTCCACTCGATGTTTCTTGAGCGAGCTCTCGCATACCCCATCACAGTCCTCGTAGGCAACCATGACGTACCGTACAGAAACACAAATGAAGTCAACGCGCTCAGCGAGCTTCTGCGTAGGTCGAAGGGTGTCCGAGTCGTCAGTGAGCCCACCGAGGCGGTCTTTGGCAGCTGCAGTGTTTTGCTAATGCCGTGGATCAACTCGGGCAACTACGGTAGCTGCATGTCTGCCATCAAAGAAACGAAGTCTCAAGTCCTCTTTGGACACCTCGAGATTAAAGGTTTCGAGATGCAACGCGGCCAACCGAGTCACGATGGATTCGATATGAAAGTGTTTGATAAATTCGACGTGGTCTGCTCTGGGCACTTTCATCGAAAGTCTGCTTCGGGAAACATTAGCTACCTCGGTGCTCCCTATGAGCTTACCTGGGCAGATCACGACGATGCTCGAGGCTTTCATTTTTTCGACACTGAGACGCGAGAGATCGAGTTCGTTAAGAACCCGTACTCGATCTATAAGAAGCTGTGGTACAACGACTCTGATAAGAAGCTCTCAGAAGTTATGGATATAGACACCGACTCGCTCAGAGAGACGCATGTCAAAATCATCGTGACAGAGAAGATCAATCCGTACTGGTTCGAGAAGTATGTCGACTTAGTCAACGGGTCCGGAGCATACAGCGTGCAGGTGGTCGACGATCATAAGAACGCAGACTCCGACATAGACGACGAGGAGGTCGAGCGCGCCGAGGATACTATGACGGTCATCAGCGGGTATGTAAACGGCCTTGGTCTCGATGGGTCGTCTAAGTCGTCGCTGGAGAAGCTCATGCGCGACCTGTACGAGAAGGCCTCTAAGATGGAAGAAACGAGTGATTCGATTTAAGACCATTCGCTGGAAAAACTTTCTCTCTACTGGAAGCGCGTTTACTGAGATACAGTTGGATCGATCACCAAACACCATCATCGTCGGTGACAATGGTGCCGGTAAGTCGACCATTCTTGACGCCCTCTGCTTCGGTTTGTTTGGAAGGCCGTTTAGAAAGATCAAGAAGGACCAGCTTATAAACTCGATCAACGGTCGAGAAACTCTGGTCGAGGTCGACTTTACGTTTGGCGGGCGCGCTGCTAGAGTCGTGCGAGGTATCAAGCCGAGCAAGTTTGAGATATACGTGGACGGAGCTCTAGTGGACCAGGTGGCCGCGTCGAGAGACTATCAGGAGTACTTTGAGCGCCACGTTCTCAAGATGAATATGAAGTCGTTCACTCAGGTCATCATCTTGGGCTCGTCGTCGTTCGTTCCATTCATGCAGCTACCGACTGGAGCTAGACGAGAGGTGATCGAGGACTTACTGGACATACAGGTATTTTCCGTCATGTCGTCGATGCTTAGGGACATGGTGCAAGCCAATGACTATCAGATACATCGAAACACCACTGATGTTTCGACTCACGAGAAGATGATAGCTGCAGAGCGAGAGCGAGAGAAAGCGGAGCTCGAGGCGACGACTGCTCGCATCGCTGAGCTCAGGGGACGCGAGACCGAACTCATCGAAAAGATCTCTGGGATAGATAGGGCCGTCACCGAGCTCGAGGCTGAGGCTACCAGGATCACGTCCGAGACGTCGACTTATGGAGCGATAGCGAAGAAGATGTCCGACATTGACGGACTTATCGGCGAGTTGGTGAAGAAGATCAAGCGGGTTGAGAAGAGGCGTAGCTTCTTTTCTGAGAATGACGGATGCCCGACGTGCGGTCAAGAGATCGGTCCCGAGCTC